TAATGCCACTCAAAAAGGGTTATTCACAAAAGACTGTCTCTGAGAACATTCGTAAAGAGATGAAGTCTGGCAAGCCACAGAAGCAGGCTATCGCTATAAGTTTAAGCAAAGCAGGTCTTTCTAAAAAGAAGAAAAAATGATAAGTGCACAATATGCTGCTGGTTTTTTTGACGGCGAAGGATGCGTAAACTGTTCAACAAATAAAAGTGGAAGTCCTTTCGTTAGAATTCTAGTTGTAAATACAAATTTAGAGGTTTTAGAAAGATTTAAAGAAACATGGGGCGGTGACATAAATAAAAACTATAAGCCAAAAGATAATTGGAAACAGGCTTATACTTGGAGATTATCGCATACAGCCGCTAGTTTGTTTTTAAAAGAGATGCTTCCTTATCTAGTCATAAAAAAGAAACAAGCAGAACTTGCTATTCAATTTACTTCCATAAGACCCGGTAGAGGTAACAGTTGGACGGATGATAGTTTAAAAGAAGCTAATAATCTTTTAGATAAAATAAGAGAAGCTAATAAAAAAGGAGTACAAGCATGAAATCTGGACTCTATGCCAATATTCATGCAAAACGTAAACGAATAGCAGAGGGCTCTGGTGAGAAGATGCGTAAGGTCGGCTCCAAAGGTGCTCCTACAGCTAAGGCATTCAAACAAGCTAAGAAGACTGCGAAGAAATAATGGTAAAGAAAGTATATTTAGAAGAACAAGAAACTGTTTTAAGCAAGTGTTGTTCTAAATGTAAAACTGTAAAAGAAATTGATAGTAATTTTGTAAAATATAAAAAACCATTAAAATCAGGAAAACCAAAATATTCTTCTTGGTGTAAAGAGTGTATATCTAAAAAACAAGCGGAATATCATAAACGAACATGGGGGCCTGAAAAATTACAATTTACAGCCTATAAAAGAACTAAGACAGTACGTTCTTTTTTAACATATTTAAGAAGCAAGGCAGTACAGAGAAGTAAATCTTGTGTTTCTATAGATGCTTTAGAAACTTTGTGGTTTTCTCAAAAAGGTAAATGTGCTTTAACAGGCTGGGAAATGACAATGGAACTTGGTAGTGGGGTTATTTCTACTAATTGTAGTATTGACAGAATAGATTCTTCTTTAGGATATGAACCGGGAAATGTTCAATTAGTTTGTAGAGCTGCGAATATTGCTAAAAGTAATTTATCTACTTCTGATTTTGTTAACTTATGTAAAGCTGTTGCGGAGGTTTCAAATGGTTAAAAAAGCGTATCAAAGTGCAACAGGTGGCTTAAACGCCAAAGGCAGGGCATACTTTAAGAACAAGGAAGGCGCTAACCTGAAGCCTCCAGTGTCTGCTAAGGAAGCTGCAAAGTCTCCTAAGAAGGCTGCTCGTAGGAAGTCTTTCTGTGCCCGTATGAGCGGTGTTCCTGGGCCTATGAAGGATTCTAAGGGCAGGCCAACAAGAAAGGCCCTAGCACTAAAGAAATGGGATTGCTAAATGGCAAACAAAACTTACTTAGAACTTGTCAACGAAACCTTGGTTCGCTTGCGTGAGCCAGAGGTTACTGCTGTCACTGACAACGCTTATTCTAAACTTATAGGCAGGTTCATCAACGATGCTAAACGGCAGGTTGAGGATTCCTATACTTGGAATGCCTTGACTGAGACGCTGACGGTAACTACATCTCCTAATCTGTTTAACTACGTCTTAACCACGATTGGTCAGAGATTTAAAGTTATTGACGTTATCAATGCAGAATCTGATTGGTTCTTAAACTATGAGACAACTAAGAAGATGGATGAGTTGTTCTTAAATAGTGGAACAGTCTTAACTGGTGCTCCTGACCGTTATAACTTTAACGGTGTAGACTCCAACGGAGACACACAGGTAGACCTCTATCCCATCCCTGATGGTGTCTATAACATCTACTTTAACGTTATCAAGCCACAGGCAGAACTAGCCACATCCTCCACAGGAATCAAGGTTCCTTCAGAGCCAGTGATCTTCTTAGCCTATGCCAAAGCCTTAAATGAGCGTGGTGAGGACAACGGATTAAACAGTGCTGAGGCTTATGAGTTATATCGACAGTCTTTAGCAGACCATATTTCTGCAGAGGCTAACCGTTATCCTGAAGAACTCGTCTGGGGTTCCACTTAATGAAAAGAATACAAACCGCTACTATTGCTGCACCAGGCTTTCTAGGCCTAAACACGCAAGAAAGCAGTATTCAGTTGTCTTCAGGGTATGCTCTGAAGGCACAGAATTGTGTCATTGATAGGTATGGTCGTATCGGTGCTAGGCGTGGTTGGACACCTGTAAACACAGCAGTCAACACAGACTTAGGTGCCGCTAACGCTGTAGAGTTTATCTTTGAGATGATTGATGGTGGCGGCAATCAAACCATCAGTGCTGGTAATAACAAGTTATTTACTGGCACCACAACCATGACCACCAAGACTGTCAGGACACAGGCCAATACTGCTGATGTGTCTTATACGATAACAGGCAATAACTGGCAAGCTGCGGCGCTGCCCTTTGGTGATGGCTCTGACGCTGTTTCCCATGCCTACATGGTACAGACAGGACACCCTGTACTGGTCTACCACAATCTACCTACTCCAGGCACTGGCGCTACCTTCTCTGTAGCTACGATTAGCGGTGGTGGCGGTACTGGTCCGATAGCAACAGTAACAGTCACTGCTGCTGGCTCTGGCTACAATGTTGGCGATATATTGACATTAGCAGGAGGTTCTGGCTCTAATGCTAAACTAACTGTGGCAACCCTTAGCGGTACTGGTGTAGCCACTGTGACAGTCTCTACTGCCGGTACAGGATATACAGTTGGTAATTCTTTGACCAGCACAGTAACCACTATTGCTAATCCACATTCTCACGCTGGCTCCTTTGGTTTTCAGCAGTTAGGTGATGTTGGTACGCTGCCGACAGGCTACTCCATAGCAGACTTTAAGCCTAACTGTGCATTAGCTGCTTATGGTCGTATTTGGATGGCAGACATTGTTGGTGACAGGCAGACTGTATATTTTAGCAGGCTCTTAGATGGCTCTGACTTCCAAGGCGGTGATTCAGGCTCTTTGTCGATTAATTCTGTGTTCCCTAACAATGACCAGATTATCGCTCTAGCGGCCCATAACGGCTTCCTAATCATCTTTGGTAGGAACAACATTGCTATCTATAGAAACCCTATAGATGTCACTACCTTGGTCTTAGAAGACTTTATTCCCAATGTAGGCTGCATCGCTAGGGACTCTGTGCAGAACACAGGCACAGACATAGTATTTCTGTCTGACTCTGGTGTGCGTAGTCTCCAGCGGGTCATCCAAGAGAAGTCCCTGCCTATGCGGGATATGTCCAAGAACGTCCGTGATGATCTCATTGCTGCGGTAGCCTCAGAGACAGCCAGTACTATCAAGTCTGTCTATTATGACAGGGATGCCTTTTACCTGCTTACCCTGCCAGCAACTAAGGTTACTTACTGCTTTGATATGCGGGGTGCTCTGCAGGATGGCTCTGCCCGTGTCACTATATGGGATAACCTTGATCCGAAGGCCTTGTTTGTTAATCAGGCTAAGGAACTGTTACTAGGAAAGCCTGGTTATATTGCTAAGTACTTTGGACACCTAGACAATGCAGCCACCTACCGTCTACAGTACTACACCAACTACTTTGACTTTGGTAGCCCAACAGCCTTAAAAGTCCTTAAAAAGTTAGGCTTTGTGGTCATAGGCGGTTCTGGTGACGCTGTAGCCGTAAAGTGGGGTTTTGATTACAAAGAAAGTTATAGTAGCGAAACAAAAACACTTGACAGCGGGACGGTTTACGAGTATAATATAGGAGAATATAACATCGCTGAGTTCTCAAGCGGTATTATCCTAGACCAGTTCCAGATCAATGCAGGCGGTACCGGCGCTGTTCTGCAAATAGGACTAGAAGCCGAATTAAATGGTGATCCTCTTTCTATTCAGAAAATCGATGTTTATGTCGCACAAGGGAAAACAGTATGAGCAACTATACAAAAGCAACTAACTTTGCAGTTAAAGACGGCTATAGCACAGGCAATCCTGCAAAGGTTGTCAAAGGCACTGAGATTGATGCTGAGTTTACTGCTATCGCCTCGGCTGTAGCATCCAAGGCAGACAGCAACAGCCCTACTCTCACAGGTACGCCGTTAGCACCTACAGCCGCAGCAGGCACCAACACTACGCAGATTGCTACTACTGCTTTCGTTGCTACAGAGCGCACTGCTACAACTACGTTTACCAATAAAACAATTAGCGTAGATGATAATACAATATCTGGCGTTGCTGCTTCTAGTTTTGTATTGTCTAATGCTTCTGGCAACCTTGACGGCTCTGCTTCTCAAAAAGCAATTCCATCTGGCGCTGTTGTTGGAACAACTGACTCTCAGACATTAACTAACAAAACAGTTGCGCTAGGTTCAAATACTGTATCTGGAACTAAGTCGGAGTTTAATACTTCTGTAACTGATACGGACTTCTCGTTCTTAAACGATTTTACTGGGTCTAACCAAAGCTTAACCACTGACGGATATCAGAAACTTCCCGGTGGTTTAATTATTCAGTGGGGATATGTACCAGACACTGGTACAACAATGAGTGTTACATTTCCTATTGCCTTTACAACTGCTTGCGTAGGAATTAGCGCACAAATAATTAGAAACAGTGTAAATTACCAAAGTATTGCTGTGTCATCCCCTACTACAACAGGTTTTAATATTTATTGGGATAGTCTTGCTGATGGAGTAAGTTATATTGCTATTGGGTATTAAAAATATATGTTGGATACGCTTTCATTAGTAGACAAACAACAAAACCTTCCTTCTTTACTAACTGAAGAAAAAATTCAAATAGTAGAAAAAGGAATGCTAGAGCAAGAACAAGTTGATTGCCCGGTAACACATAAATTTGGCCCTGGTATTTATATTAGAGAGGTTCTTTTGCCTGCTGGTGCTACGGTAGTAGGCCACTACCATAAACAGCCTCATTTAAATATTATGATTGCTGGCAGACTTGCTTTGGTTGGGGAAAACGGCAAAAGTACAGAGTTAGTCGCTCCTTGTACTTTCACTGCTCCTGCCGGTAGAAAGATAGCCTATATATATGAAACAGTTCTTTGGCACAATGTATACGCTACTGAAGAAACTGATTTAGAAAAACTAGAGGAAATGTTCTTTATAAAAAGTGTTACTTTTAAAGACCACGAAGAGACACAACAAAGATTGCTTTCTTTTGAAAAGAATGAAGACAAAGAAGATTATTTTAAAGCAATTGCAGAATTTAATTTATTTGAACACGATGTAAGAGAAACATCAGAAAATACACTAGATCAAATTCCTATGCCTTTTGGAAGTTATAAGTTTACTATTGGTTTATCTAAGATTGAAGGAAAAGGGGTATTTGCTAGTGGTAATATAAAAGAAGGAGAAGTAGTTGGCCCATCTAGAATTAATAAAATGAGAACACCTTTAGGGCGATATACTAATCATTCTAAAACCCCAAATGCAAAAATGGTTTTAAAAAAGAACGGGGATATAGATTTAGTTGCAGTGTCTAACATTGCTGGTTATAAAGGCGGTCAACTAGGAGAGGAAATAACCGTGGACTATAGACAAGTACTAAGACTTTCATTAGGAGAAGAATTATGTCAGGCGTAGCAGCAGCAGTGGCACTCGGAACTAGTTATATAAGTTCACAGGCCTCAAAATCAGCAGCTAACAAACAAGCAGCAGCAACAAGAGATGCAGCCAGTGCTCAAGAACGTGCTGCACAATTAGCAGCCGAAGAAGCCCGGTTTAGGCCAGTAGGGATCTCAACTAGGTTTGGACAGTCCCAGTTCCAGTTTGATGAACAAGGCCGATTAAAAGGCGCTGGCTATACCACATCGCCAGAGATACAGGCTCTTCAAGACAGACTCTCTGCCCTCTACGGAGACAGTCTAGGTCTTGCAGAACAGGCTGTAGCACCGGCTCAGACCTTGTTTGGTCTTGGTCAACAATACCTTGCACAGTCTCCAGAGCAGGCTCGTAATCAATACTTGCAAGAACAGTATGCAATGCTTGACCCGATCCGTCAACGTGAAGAGGCAAGATTGGGTGCTTCTGTGTTTGGTCGTGGTCGTGCTGGCCTTAACATTGGCGATGTAGGTCAACCTGAGTTGGCTGCGTTGGCTAATGCACGGCGTACACAAGACCTGCAATTGGCTGCACAGGCAGAACAGGAAGCAAGGAATCGTATTAACTTTGGTACTGGATTGTTTGGTGAAGCAGCTAAACTAGGAACAACTGCATTGTCACCATTCCAAACCCAGTTCGGTATATCTCAGTTGCTTGAGCAGGCAGGTCAGCAACCTCTGGACATTGGTGCTCAGTTGGGAGGTAGATCAGCCACTGCCGGCGCACAGGCTGGTCAATCTCTATTGCAAGGCGGTTTAGAAGCGTCAAAGACCAGGCTTGGTGGGCAACAACAGCAGATTGCCTCTAACCAGTTAGCAGGTCAGAACCTGATGAACAGTTTCTTTAAGAGCCTAAACTTTGGCGAGAAACAAGCACCTGCTCCTATTTCAATACGAGACGTGTATAGCGGGACTAGCGGTAGTGGTTTTAGTTATAACCCTGACATTGACACATCAGGCGGTTATCTCGGGGAATTGGGCCCTTACTAAAGGAAATAGAAATGGCAGAGCAAACATTATTTGGTTCTTATAATCCTCAGTTGATACAGCAGGCTATCGAGGCTGAGAGAGAGCGTAACCTATTAGAACAGGCTAAGTTAACTCCACAGCAGATTAGTATGCTTGGTTCTGCTAGGGCTGGTCAGCAGTTAGGTAGCGCATTGGGTGGTGTTGTTGGTAACTTGTTTGGAACCACGCCAGTGCAAGACCCAAGGCTACAGCAGGCACAGTTGGGACAGCAAGCCTACCAAGAAGCCTTAGATGCCTCAGGTGGCGATGCCTCTTCACCAGCATTCTTTAAGAAGTTATCTTCTTCTGCGGCTAGATTGGGTGTAACTACCTTGGCTCAACAGGCGGCTCAACAGGCTGCTAAGTTGGAGGCTGAGCAGGCTTTAGGAGTGCAAAGGATTGCTTCGGCGCAAGCATCATTGGCTCAAGCAGCTAAAGAAAGGGCACCAGAGGCACCGCTGACAATTGCTGATCGTGCTCGTCTAAATGAGTTAATACAGCAGTTTGGTACCAACGAAGGCGCTAGACGGTTTAGAGCAGAACGTGATGAAGCAGAGCGTAAAAAAGCCGCTGCCGGTGCTCCTCCTCAGACACCCACAGAGAAAGCAACGTTGCCAGGAAAAGCCACACAACTTGGTAAAGTTGAGGAAGCTGCTCTTCAGGGCGCTAAAACAATTGAAACAGCCAATTCTATTGACCGTGTTTTAGATACAGCATTTACTGGTTTTGGATCAGATGCTAAGTTGCGTGTTGGTCAGATTGCAGAGGCTTTTGGGGCTACTGTTACTGGAACATCCGACACAGAGCAATTAAAACAGTTACTTGCCCAGTTAGCACAGGGACAGGCTCGTAGTCTTCCTGGTGCGTTGTCTGAGAAGGAATTGGCATTCTTGCGTGAGGCTATCGGAACTGGTAACTTTACTGTTAATACTTTACGGACTGTTACTAAGCGTCTTCGTACAGATGCTTTAGCCGCTGATATTGAGAATCAGTCTGCTCAGGAATATGTTGCTAGTGGTGGTGATTTAAATAAGTTTAACTTTGTTGAAAACCGTAAAAAGGCAATAGACCAGGCTAAAAGGCAACTTAGTGAGCGTGAAGCCAAACAAAGACGTATAGATGAGTTGCGGAAAAAACAAGGAGGCCAGTAATGGCGTTAACACCCCAAGAGCAAGAAGAACTAACAAGGCTTGAGGCAGAACTTGCTGATTCTGTTATGGTCAGCGGTACTAGGCCAAAAACACTCACACAAGAGTTAAAGCAAGCGGCTGTAGAAAGTCTACCATCATTAGGTGGGATGATAGGCGGTGTTGCTGGTGGTTTACTAACAAGAAGTGCTCCTGGTGCTGAACTTGGTTCTGTTGCGGGGTCTGCTGCTATTCGTAGCATGATTGGTGCTGGCTTAGGTGGCGCTACAGGCGAAGCTGCTAAGATGGGTATTGAGGGTGTTTCTCCCTCTGTTAGATCAACTTTAGGTATTATTCGTGGTGGTGTTGAGCAGGCTGCTTATGACGGCATAGGTAATCTTGTGTTTAGTGCCGGTGGTAGGGCCTTTCAGATCACAAAAGATGCCTTGTCTAAAAGGTTTGCTGGAACACCACCAGAAGACGCTATTGTAGCTGCTCAGAAGTTATTACAAGAAGGTGGTGGAACATTAACACCATTCCAAGCCACTAAAGATTCTTGGTCTGGTTTTAAAGAATCACTTGCCAGAGGCTCCTTCACTGGTAAGCCTGTGTTTGAAAAGGCTGCTGAGAAGAATGTCGAGGCTATTGCAAGTGCTAAAAATAAAGCCCTCGATGAGACATCTACTAGAATTTATGACAGTCTACAGACTGGTAAAGAGTTTGCAACGGCAATCCAAGAAGGCGATGATGCTCTAAAAAGCCTAACTAGGCCTTTCTATGAGGCCTTAGATAAGGCACCAAAGATTGCACAGCAACCTGTATCTCTTTCTAGTATCAAAGGAGATGCCACAAAAGTTCTACAATCTGCTGATGCTCTTGGTGGTTTAACACTAGGCTCCAAAGAGCGTGGATACATCGAAGCAATAAATGTGTTGCCTGATAACATTGGTTTTGCTCAGGCGCACGATATAGCATCTTCACTAAAGACAACTCTTCGTGATCTGAAAAGGTCCTCAGAGCCAGATTCTAAGACTGTATTTCGTCTAAGTAAGTTAGTAAGCGACTTAGAGAAACAAATGGACATTGCCGGTTCTAAGTTTTCTGGCACTGCAATTCCGTTTGAGGGAAGACTTGCAGAAGAGCAGTCTGGTAATTTAGCACAGCAATACAAGTTCTATTCTAAGTTCTATAGGGACAGTATTCAGGATTTGTATTCAGATACGGCATCAAAGTTACTTAATAAAGACCCAGAGTTTATTGGCAAATCTATCTTCCAAAACGGTAACGTAACTGCTTGGGAAGAGGCAAAACAGGCTTTAGGAAGAGCAAAGCAGTTAAATCCTAAACTTAATGTACAGCAAACACTAGAGTCGGTACAGCGTGGATACCTTGAGAATCTTCTTAAGTCTGATGATTCTTTTGCCAAATTAGGCGATAAGATTAAGAACGATGAGGCAGTTCGCCGTACATTTGAGGCAGTTCTACCAAAGGCTGTTCAAGGACGTGTTAAAACACTTTTAGAGGCTGCTAAGTTATCAGAAGTACAGCCTAGTGCCACTGCTCCTTTGTTCTTTGCTGCGCAACAGGCACAGACCATTGGCGCTGTTGGGTCATTAGGTGCTTTAGTGCTTAGTGACGAAGCCAGAGGCGTTGCTGCGGAAAACCCAATTTACACTGCTTTGTTAGGCGGTACTATACTTCTTGGCCCTCGTTTCTGGGCAAAAGCAGCAACATCGCCTGAGGCAACTAATGCCACCCTAGGCATTATTAAATCCCAACAGTCTGGTATTCCTATAAGTGGAAATTTATTCCTAAAGGCTACACAGGCTTTTGAACGTGCCGGTATCCTAGCTGATGACCTTATTGCTAGATCAGAACAGAAGGCACAGCCAGTTGGCTTAACAGATGCAGAGAAAGAAGAGTTACAGCGGTTAGAAGCAGAAGTAGGCCAGTAACATGAGCGAACCAGTCACTCAAGTTGCCAAGGCTGCTGTCGCTGGCATCAAAGAGGCATTGGCGGTAGGTAAGGAACTGGAGTCAGTCACCAAGGACATCCAAGACCTTGGTAAGGCTGATATGCAGGCCAGAGCCGCCTTCCGCAAGAAGCAGCTAAATAGGCCCAAAGATACCTCTGTGTTCTCTGCCGTTGAAGAATGGCGTGGATTATACGAAATTAAGCAGATAGAAGAAGAACTCAAAAGAGACATCATCGAGAAGCATGGTCCTGCTGCCTGGACTGAGGTAGAAGCAATTAAACAGCGTATCTTGGCAGACAATAAGAACCTAACTGATGAGTTTGGCAGAGACCTAAAGAAACTCAATGAACTCAAGATTTACTGCTTTTTGGCATCGCTATTCATAGTCACTACTTACTACATCTTTAAAGGACACCTGTAATGCTATCGCTTATATCCTCCGCTATCGGCTTCTTTGCCTCTGGACTACCACAGGTACTGAACTTCTTCCAAGACAAGGCAGATAAGGCACAGGAACTTAAACTAGCCCAGATCCAGACTGATCGTGAACTGGCATTGGCAGAGAGGGGCTTTTTAGCCCAGCAGAGGGTCGAGGAGATCAGGACAGACCAGATTGCCCTCCAGACCGATGCAGACCGCCAGGGAGCCGCTTTAGAGCACGACAAGGCTATTATGAACAACGCCTCTAAGTGGGTTGTTAATCTTAATGGCATCGTAAGGCCTGCTGTGACCTTTATCTTTGTGCTAGAACTGGTTTTAATCAATATTGGTCTAACCTACTTCCTTCTACAGGGCGGGTTAGGCAGTATGAACGTAGAGCAGTTTATCGCAGCTACGGATGTTATCTTCTCTGAAGATGAGATGGCTTTGCTGTCAGGAATCATTGCTTTCTGGTTTGGTTCTCGTCAGTGGGGCAAGAAGTGAATGTATCAAAAGAGTGTATAGAGGGCATCAAAAAGGATGAAGGAGTTAGATTTCGTCCCTATCGCTGTCCGGCTATATTGTGGACTGTTGGCGTTGGTCATGTTATTGACCCTAATCATATAAAGGTAAAATTAGATGAACGTAAAGGACTTGCAATCCCTGATGGGTGGGATCGAACTCTCACAATGGACGAAGTCAATG